GAGAACCATGTTGTTACCGAGAATAAACCGGTTAGCTGTGCTGATGTCCGCCAATATAAGATATTGAACATCATCCGCAAGGGTAATCGCGCCGCCTGATGGTGCGGGAAAATCACTTTCACTGCTGACCTCCACCAAGTTTGCCCTTGATGTGGAAGCGGATGCAACGGGGAGAAATTTATTACTCATGTCTCAACCGCAACCGATCCTTCAGCACTGGAATTCTCACTGATAACGAACGTACTGTCTCCGGCCGCTGGGGATGATTCAAGCTGGTTGTTATCGCCAGGGTGGATTAACGCGCCAAAGCCCTCAACTGATGTTGGTGCAGTGGTCCCGGTCGCCACGCGGATCGATGGACTAATGGGAAGGCCGTTGGATTTGAATTTGCCCGTGTTCTGCAACGTCAATTTGGTTCCAGTGGCAATGCTCAAGTCTGTGTGAAGGTTTTTCCAGCCAACGCTGGATTTGGGAACGACCTCATCATCGAATTGCGTCATAACATACCTCGTTTCATGATTGAAATTGTCTCTTTCAAGCAGGCGTGCGAGGTGTTTACATGTGATTGTGTTGTTACCATGTGGCTGCCCAATACTAGATATTGTGTATTAGGTCCATAAATTAACCGACTTTTTGTTAATCGGCAAGCTCGTTTTTATTCCCAGTATTCAGTGCCTGTCTTCTTGCCGCCGCAAAAGTGCTTGTTGCCACCTGATAATTTCTCGAGGGTTGCTGTCTTCATGGTGTCGATGTTGGCGTCAACTACGGCATCGCCACGGTCTGGCGATCGGCCTATACGCTTTTTTACTTCATCCTTTAGCTCTGCCTTAATGCCACCCTTGCAATGTTCCCATTTGGTCGCGCACAGGTCGCCAAGAAGCTTAGGGTCGGGCGGTAGGCATAAGTTATCGCCATTGATGGGGTCAAGACCCTCCCGCATTCTCCAAAGTTTTTCAGCTCGGAGGTTGTAGAACTTCAAACCGCCTTCTCTGCTAACACCGAAAGATGTTTCTCTGTTGTCAACTCCAATGGTTTGAACACCGTTTTTCTTTAGGAAATCATACGGACTAGCGCCAACGCCAATAATATCAATATGGACGACAGCCTGGTCGCGGCGTTCTTTGACGACAAGGGCGGCCACAGCTGGGCCGTCTGGTGTCTCAGTGCCAGGATGGCAAACCAACGTGTCAAAGAAACGGCCGTAGCGCCGGGAAATTATTGTTTCATCATCGCCACCGCGCGCAACGTCGACGCCCATTGAATCCATTTCGCCAAGATCAAAGTCAGCTTTCTTTTTCAGCTCGACCCACCGGACCATAGCGAGTTCGACCCACTCGGTTGGAATGATCTGCCAAATATCATCGGTAATACCAGCCTTAAAGTCACCTTGCAGCATTTGGGACCGTAGCGGCTCAGGCAACGCTTGGAGGATAGTTTTGTACCCGCTGTCCATATAATACGGATTGTCTTCGACAGACGCCGGAATGAACGTTCGAGACATAGGTGTCACCATTTCTCCTTGTATCTCTATAGGCTCAGGACCGTCGCATTCCATATCTTGGCGCGTTTCAGGGTCAGTTGTAAAGTATCGCAATTCACCTGGCAGGGCGGGATTAGGATGCTTATCATCAAGCCACGGCGCGAAATATGATATTACCCAACGACCTTCAGCTGTGGTGGGCGGATTGAACGTCATCAAAACCCTGCACCGTTGGTCAGGATCAGCAGACCGCAGCCAACCCATGAGAAACCGGACTTGGCTTTCTTGGAATTCAGTTACCTCATCGAAAACCCTCAAGTCATATGGCTGGCCTTGATAACGTTTCTCTGACCCCAGATCCTTTACGCCACCCAATTTAATGTATCGACCGCCAAGCTTCCATATTCGCTTGGAGCCATTATAGGCGTTGTCGTTCCCGATAATTTCCTTGAAACGTTCTTCAATGCCTTCAAGCTGTGTTGCCTCGCGACGAAAGATGATCGATCGCTTATGATTAGTTAGAGAGAGCCCACAGGCTAAATCCGTCTTACCTCCACCAGCTGCCCCGCCATACCCGGTTATGTCCGCCTTGCTTTCATACGCCATCTGCTGCGGTCCGCCGGGCAAGGGCACCCAGAACGGAGCATCATGCATCAATAGGGCGTCGATCTCGGCTAAATCTTTCGGTGACAAATGCTTCATCAGGTCTTTGATGGCGTCCATATTCATAGGGAGTCCTTCCGACATGCACGATACACAATAAAAAACCCACACGCAAATGCATGTGGGCTCATGAATGAACTACTGGTTAATTGGTGCCTCAGCCGTCGCAGGCGCTTGGAACGCCACCTCCAACAGCGAGAGGAACGGCAATTCGATGGAGCCGCCGGCATTTGTGGCCTCCATAGGCTTCAGCGGCAGGGATCCGGGGGCTATTGCCCCGTCCTATTCGGAGGGGGAACGCGGCCGCGAGCAACATCGCGATGAATGCAAAGATAGCTTTCATACTCTTTCCTTTCGGTTTCGGGTTTCGGGTTGGGAGTTAGGTTTTCAGGAGCCATCATCTAACCATGATTGTCAGGTGGCGGCAAGTTTCTTTTCTTTGGTCACACCAACAGCCGGACCACCAACAGCACCATACCTGCGAGGCCTGCAAAGATAAGGCTCTTTCCCAGCACTTTCAGGAAAGCCGCCCGCCTGTTGAACTTGGCGATGTCTTTCAAGAACCAGGCCTCGTCATGTACAGGCTCTTCTTCAACCATGTCTGTGAATGGTGTCGGCTTCATGATATTTCCTTATTCGGTTTAATGAACGGTGAAGGCGCCTGAACGCCTAAGGTGATTTTCAGCTTCGAACAGATACAGGCCTTGGTGCTTGTTCCAATCCTCGAGCGCTTTGTCTTTCAAGCGCTCCGGCACCTCTAGTGATCCCAGAACTTTGTATTGCCGAACCCAGATAGTATCAGCGAGCTTTTCCATCGCGCGTCCGTCTCTCATGATTTCATTTCCTCTATCAGGTCGGTCAGCCTGGCATATCTGGCCTCGAGCTTATCAACCTTTGCCTCTAGCGATACGGTGACCTTGCGCAGCCGTTCGGTCTCTCTGCGGTCTTTGAGCATGTTCTGCGCTAGCTTGGGCACCTTACCGACGCTCATCCATCGGCCCATGGTGTTGGCGTGGAGATCGTTATCACGGCCGAAAGCTGCCATACTCTTGTAGCCACCCAGGTTCAGGGCCTTCTTAAACTGTGCCTTTGTCTTCATGGCTGCCCGTCGTTGTCTGCAAGCGTCTCTAATAAAACCTTGAACAGCTCTGCATCATCCAGCGCGGAATCATAGTCAGCGATTATCAGCACCTTGACCTCCTCGGAGACCGGCTTGCCCGTCCAGAATTCGGTGATCATTGTTCGAGCCCCGTATAGTTGAGCAAGTCTTTGGTGCGCTGATTCAAGATGTCTATGGACCTGGTGATTTCCAGCAACAAGGTATTCGTTGCGTTCAGCATTTCCTCACAGGCGGCAATCCGTTTCCCGAGGGTGACAGACACCTCAATTGCCTTGCCTGCCTCTTCTCTCGCCGCAGACTCACGCATTGCGTCGCCTAATCCTTCATCGTTGAACATGTCTATTCTCCTTGAATTGGTCCCGGCACAAACCACGCCGCCGGGTGCGCTCGAACCTGCAGTGCTCACAATGAGCTGACGCCAATCACCCTATAATGGCCGGGATGCAGGGAAATGATATTGTGAAGATGTGCCGTGAAAGTAGCGCCCTTTACGTCCGGTATTCCGCTACCGTTTATTCCCGGAATAAGCAGGGACCAACACACCACAGAATATCACTCCAGTTTAGTCACCACTAAAACAATACCATCCTGGCAAGCTTCGCAACTAACGTGTATCCGTCCCCTAGGTATTCGCCCTTGGTCTGCTGCCTTTTGACCGAGCATCATGGTTACTTCATCCCACGAGAAACTAACCCGCCGTGTAACCTCTTTATCTACTGCACCAGCATTGCTCATATTGTCACTCCTTGTCTGTTAGTTGGTAAATGCTACCAGCCCTGCGATCATCAAAGCTACACCCCCCACTAGAGCAAGAGCTATCCTTACCTCAAACAGAGTGACACCCCAAAAATTGTAAAAACTGTATGGCCCGTCGCCCTCGACCTGGCCCCGTGCTTTGAACTCGATCATAACCACTCCTTAATGGATCGTCGGCTGGTCATGCTGTCGTTTATATTTGAGGCGCTGTTCATAGATGGCAATGACATCGTCGGGCGATTGGTTGATAACCCACTCGCGCTCTTTGGTGTCGGTGTCAGGGGTTGGGGTGATTATGGCAAGTTCTGGTTCGTCCTTGGACATCGTCGTTCCTTTCAATGTCACTCGCTATAAGATAAATATACGCCTATTAGCACGTAAAGCAACTGTATATGTGGGTTTTTCGGGGAGGTGCCCGGTACCCAACCGGTGAGCGACCCACACTCAGTGTGTGGTTGTGTCAGTCGCCGGAGTCCTTCTCAGCCAGTTTTATGGCAGACCCCAGGATTTCAGCGATCCGGGCAGCACGGTCAGTAGCGTTCAGGTTCACCGTAATCGTAGGGTCACTCTCCCCGTCAGCGCCCGCCACAAGCGTCTTATCGCCATACACCCGAGGCTTTTCCTTGCCCGCCTGCCAGCGCTCATTGTCCCACGCCAGCCTAAGCCCTTGAATATTCTCCTTGCCTGCCGTCTCAGCCTTCTTTGCCAGCACGTCCATTCGGTGAGCACGATAGTCAGCTCGATCCTCGCGCGCACGGGCGTAGGCAGCATAAAACTCAGGATATTGCCCCATCCACCTTCGAATAGTTGTCTTCGTTGGGATACCCGGCTTTTTAGGAATTGTTTCAAGATTGCCGCCGTTTGATATGAGACCGCAAATCCTAGCAGCAAGCTTTACTGTATATGATGTTGGTCTAGCCATTTGATGGCCTTGTAGCTGGGAAGAATCTAGTTTTTACGGTGGCTTGAAACGCTCCAATGATCATATCTTGTTGTTCCGGTGTGGTTTGGCCGCCCATCCACGTGATCAATTTTCTATTCGACATTAAAAACTCTGTCGCGACACCCACCCAGTCGCCAAAATTCCTATAATCGCTTGGTCTTGGCATAGCAGGTTTTTGGTGCACAGGGGCGCGGCGGCAGGATACTGGATTTATGTTTGTGAGATTATCGTACCCTATTGCATTTATTAGCAATTCTTCGGTCGCATATGCCTCAAGCTCATCTTCGTGGCGCGACAAAATCAAATACAGAATATCATCGTGTTCAGTCAACGCCTTTTCTATACGCAAGTTTTTATTTTGATTTCCCTGGGTTAAGCGACGGTGGCAAAGCATTCTGTTGCCTTTACCCTTCCCAATATAAAAAATATCGTTCTCTACGGGGCACACCAATGCATAGGTGTAATAGACGTTTTTTGGTGGGACCGTCACAAATGGAATGCCCACTTCTTTTACGGCAGATAGCGCGTTCAGGTCTTTGAGGTAATGCTGAACGAACAGCTTTTGTTTTGGTGTGAGTTTCTTCTTAGCCATATCAGGGACTTACGCCATAAGTGAGCCATGTTTTTCCTACTGGGTAGTGCTCACCATGCACCGTGCAATCGGAAATAAGGGCGTTTCCCACCTTATTCGGGACAAACACGCGCGCGCCGGAGAATTCATTGCCTCGTATGCTGCAATTGTCTTTCATCACAATCTTGGACCATGCCGGGTTTAAGGGCCCTGTGAGCGTCTCGCCTTCGCGCATGTAGTAGGTGTCGCCGATCGTGCCCAGTTTCTCCAGGGGGATGCTGCCAATGACCGCCACACCCGCCGCAGCACCCAAGAAACCCAGAAACCCGCGTCTTGACAGTTTCATAATATGTCCCAATCGTCGACGCTGCAGATTTTCTGCCAGAATTTGAGGACGTGGGGCTTCAATACGATGTATCCCGTAATGAGTGGCCACACCGCTTGGCCGTATTCCTCATGATATGCTGCCTGGCTACCCGTTGCCAGGGCCACAGTGCCGAAAATAATAGCGATCTTGCCTTTGTGTTTGTCGAACGTTTCAGAGATCTTGGACATCACTTTTTCCTCGAGGTTGGCTTTGGCCTGGGCTTGGGCCTTGGTTTGCTGGGCGTTGTGTGCTTGGGCATGCCTATTCTCCTTTGGTTTTCAGCATTTTATTCCGGTTCTGGCGAGCTGTCAATATCGCAGCAACTCGTCTAATTTACTTATCAGGTTGGGCTCTGTGACCGGGCGTGGAACTATCACCATACCGGCGGCCTCTAATGCCTTTGTGTGGGCCTCGATCGCAATTGCTGCTTTCGTCTTGTATTCATCAATGTACCGGGGTGACAGTTTGGTATCCCATTCTTCTTGTGTGTATCCGCTTATGGCTATGGCGACGGTAAGTTCAAGGTCTGGGGGCTTCTCAGCCATGGTGTTTCCTTTTGTTGGTGGTGTTTATTGTAGACATGGCCATTACCCAAAACGTCTCAACAGGCCAACGACCCCCGAACAGCTGCGGTCAACCAAGTTTCCGTTGAATTTAACGTCAACCAACAAACCTGCATCCCATGCGTCAATCATCGACAGTCCCTTGTAGGATCTGAAGTCGCAGCTAACAAAATGGTGGTTTTCGATATGGGACCCGTTTTGAATTAAGATGATCACGTTTTTGCGGAACACCATACTGGGTTTCTTTTTCCTTAAAAACCGAAAGTTGTTTGTGAATTTTTCGAATAGTGAATCGCTCACGTCGTCCTCCTACTTTCCCCGGTCATGGTTATGACCTTTAAATCTTCCCGCAGCCGATCGGCAGCCGCGGCACCGATGCAGCCCTTGAGCTCGTCGTTGTCAACGTTCCCAACCAGGATCACGGGTTTGCCGGACATGTACCGATCATCGATCACCTCGAACATGCGGTTTTCTTCCGCCTCGGTATCAAAGCCCCGGCCCATTTCGTCGATCACCAGATAGTGAACGCTGGTGAATTTTTCGACGCTGTGATCTTCGATTATTGCCCGGCTCATCTTTCTTGCGGTGGTGTAGAGGGCAGATCGCCCTAGAATTAGCCCGTGGATCAACATACCGCACGCCTGGTGCGTTTTACCGGGTCCGACGTTACCTAACAGCAGGCAGGCCCCCCACGATGCCTCATGGGCTTTAATCCAGCGTTTGTTGTCAGCGTTAGCGTCGGCCTTATTGAACCGTGTTGGGATCCGCGCCGCCTCTATCCGCTTTGTTAACGGCACCGCGACCGGGCCGACACGCTTGGAGAATGCCAGGGTGTTCCTCTCCTTGCCTTCCCGGCTTTCGCGGCTCAGATCGATGGAGCATTGCTTGCAGGTCGGAGGGTTACCATTCCAAAATGTAATTCCCTCAGTTTCGCCGTGTATTTCGCAAGAAACTTTCATTTTCTGGCCTTGCTTTGAAATTGATTATCCTGCTTGAGGACCAAGACGGCTATCTCTAAGCCGAGCCCGCCCGCTATTTTCTGATATGTCCTGAGCGTGCTTCTGTAGCTGCCCCCCTCGACCGTCGAAATAGTGACGTGCCCAACCTGCGCCTTCCTGGCCAAATGCTGCACTGACGTATAATTGAGGCGCCGTTTGCGGAACACAGTGCCCAGCTCTTCCGGGCTTCGGCAGATGCTGACAATCTCTTCGTCGACCAGGTGTTCCACAATTTCTTCCAGGGTTCGATAGAAATGTATCACGGTAAATGCTTCAGACTGATCGACTCGTCTTCGCCAACAGCCTGCCAATAGGCCGCCTCAGCCAGCATAGCGCATCTTCTTGCATCCACGACAAACCCTTTCGAGGCGCTGTAAACAGCTTTTTTTCTGGCTGCGTCAGCAACCTCAATCCAAAGGGCCCGTATCTCATCAAACGCAATACCATTGTCGTGCTCAGTCGTGTTTGTGTTTTTCTTAGGCATCAGAAATCCTTTGCAAGTTGTTCGGGCATGCGGCCGCTCTCAGTCAGCCGTGACCGTTTGGGTTTGTGGTTTCGGCGTATCCAAGTTCTCCAGGTCGCCAGCCAATCACGTTTCGTGGCATTTGCTCCGGTCTTGGAAATCCAAAAATCTCGGAACTGGTCAGCTTCGAATTTAGGATCGGAACAACCGTTTTCCTTTGCCCACGTTTCCCAGTCTGCAGGGAGAACCCAATTTTCATCAAGCCTCGAGCCTTTTTTTGGATACGAAGTATCTTTTTCTTTCTTATCTGTATCTGAGTCTGAGTCTGGGGGCGTTACTAAACCGTTACACAGTTGTTTCTTGGTGTTTCTCTTCGCCTCTCGATGCTTCCTAACCCGCTGTGTGCTTGAGTCTGAGCGATATTGGCGCTTGTCCCAATTAAGCAGTTTATTTGTTTCATCTATAAAACCAGCAGCTATAAAAGACACCTTAGTTCGGGCCCATTCGTCTTCGGATATCCGAAGTTGAAACGCAGTCGTGGTGTCGTGAAACGTTTCATCGTTCGTTCCAGACCTCATGCACATAAGCATGACGAGGCGGCGTTGATCTGCTTCCGAAAGCATCTGAACTTTCGGGTCGTGAGCAAATTCTGTGTATAATCTAAACCATGGATTGGTCACAAAACATTCCTATTTTAGGAACACTTCTCACCTGACATGAAGGGTTCCACAGCATTCACAGCCAAAGGGAATGGGGCGCAACTAAGCGGGCTGTGGTAACGCATTCTTTCGGTGATCAAGCCAAAAGCGTGCGCCCCATAGAATTTATACGCCTGCGCCAATCGCGGCGCAAGAGGTTATTTATTGTATCCAGCATGGACCAGAAGATCGTAGATCATATTTCCAGCCACAGTCATGGTCCAATCTCCAGGGGTCTCGTGATCCAAAAGACCTTTTTCTTTCAGACACTGTAACGAACCCATGTGTATTTTTTCGTAAACAAAGCCTCTAGAACCCACTTCTTTACACACCATAAGATGTCGGATTTGACTTTTTGGTAGACTGATATGAAACGCACTATCGCGCACATACTCTGAAAACTTATTGCCCATCATTCTTCCTTTCCGTTGTTTGTGTCGAACTTGTCGGTTTCATTGCCCCAGGTCGTCCAGTTTTTACGTGTGGTGCGCGCGAACAGTTCCAGATAGGGCCCGTCCGCGTATTGCTCTATGCGCCTGATAGTCTCGTCCGGCTTCCTGCTATGCTCACGCCTGGCAGCGAACATAAGCTCTCTAACCGACTTGCTGTTGCGTTTTGGCTTTCCCCTTCTGGCCAAGAGACAATCTTCAGGATTGCTTCTAGTGGTATAGCCGGGCCCAAAACAGAAAGTATCGTCTGCAAATATGAAAGTGTCCGCCTTGGTTGGGTTTAGCTTGACCCATAAAAACGCTCTCGAGGAATATTTAAAACCCCACGCCTTGAGAACTTCAAACGCTTGTTCCAAAAACGGCGCAGAGGTCCAAAGGAATAAGTGGCAATCCTTCGCGGCAAGATCCAAAACGGGCAGTGCTTTGATTTCTTTTAACGTCATCCGCTTGTAATGCTGTGGTCTGCCGTCCAAACCCTTCTTGGAAAACGTCTTGAATTGCCACGGGTTATCGACATAGATCACCTTGAACCCACCTTCAGGCACAACGATATCTGAAAAGACGCTCATACCCCGAGAACCTCCAGGCCCTTATCCGTCAGCCGCACAGTCCGCGCTCTGGCTATTTTTTTCGTGATGAGGCCGAGGACCTCGAAACGTTTCACCGCCAAAGTCGACCAGTTCAGGGAGTTGTGTTCGAGGTGGTTGACCATATCCCAAAGAGCCGGGGGCCTGCCAAAATCTTTGGTATACTGGTGAATGAATTGCAAAAGCTGGCGTTGAAGTTTCGTGAGCTTAACCATTTAATCCTCCTGATTCCAATTCTTGATTTGCATGTAAATTAGCCATAAAACGAGGCTGATTCCTCCGGTGCCCATCAGAATAATGTCTAAGTTTTCCATTAGTACATCCTATCAATTTGCATG